CTCTTATTATTTACGGGATACAACGAAGAAGGTTACAACGAGTCGGAAGTGGATTGCAAGAGAAAATGATGTATGCATATGGAATCACGCTGGAAAAGAGATTGATATGAAAAAGTCAAATGGTCACGAAATTACGATTCCAGTTATACGTATTGATGATGACCACAATGTTCTTCCATACAATTGTAAGAAGATGACGCCTTCTGCAGACCTTGGTTCCCAAGGTGAACGACGTGGGCAGGATATTGTTGCAAGGCTATATAGAGAAGACCCAGTGAATACTGTTCCAAGTGCCGCATCGGCACGTAATAGAGTATATCCTTTACAAGAAACTACAATTCCCGTTGCCCCAGTGATTTCTCAGCCCCCTGTAAACTCAGGAATACCCCATCATGTAAAAAAACTCCTTGTGGCTGATATGATCAGTCGCAAGGAGTGTTGTCCGATATCATCTGATTATATTACTCAGGAAAATGCAGGTGTCACTTCCTGCGGTCACGTATTTGTCTTAAGCGATATTCAGAAGTGGCTTTCAATAGAATCTTCAAAGGGTCTTTGCCCGATGTGTAAGGAAAAATGTAGCGTCTAGTTACATTCTCTTCTGAACGTGTGGAGTATAGAGAACCTCAGACTCTGAGCACCTGGAATCCACGAAGGCAAGCCCATCAGAACTATTGAATTTTTCTGCATTTGCATTCCAGACCTTCAAGATGTTAAAGGTTCCCTTTTTTGGACTTGCACTAATCCCCATACACATATTCTCTGGGTCCTTGAAGGCCACGCCTAGCATAGCGTGAAGGAGTTGCGTGGTGAAAATTTCTTTTACATTATCGGAAGGAACCTTAATACTATAGCTTCCTCCACGAATATTTTGGTGATTCTCCCAAAGGGGTAAAATAGAACCACGCATAAAAAAGGGTAGACCATTCTTAAATTTTGCTGAACCTATTTCCTCGATGACCTGTAACACATCGCCCCAGGTATCACAGGTATGCACTTTTATAAATGTATCGATTGTCCAACGTTCAGCATCCGCCTGATGAAAGTATAGTGTCCAAGACCCGGACGGAATCAAGTCGGTTATCGTTAGCTGCGGTATATCTGCCGCCATTACTAGACTCATGTATCACTGAATCATTAAGCCCCTTGGTTAATGAATCACCCATATCTGTAATTAAATCCACTGATGCAATTGATGCAAGTTGAAAATAAGAATGGCCTGTCTCACAACACCATAGGGTAAATAAATCAAGGAGGGATGGCTGAATCGTACCTGTCCATTGAACTGTATTAATCCACTCTGTTAAATCAATGGGATCATAACCGGATAGTTTGACTACAAATGAAAGATAGGATATGTGTTTTGAACCATTTAGATTTATATTCATATTTATATCATGGAACCTAGGAGGATTCGTTTTACAAGACCATTTTATGGTTTCCACTGGAACATCTGGAAAGAGTAAAGAATAGACTGGAATCTGATTTTTTAAAATCAGCCATTCTTTATCAATCATAATTTCAGTATGCGCAGCCTTGACAATTCTTTTTAGAATATCAATAGTCTTCATACTTTTATTATATAACCAAGGAAGCCATGACCACATAATCCCTCGAATCATAACTATCTAATAGAATGATTCTAGAGTTTAGACACTTGAATAACGCATTTTTAATTTATGTATATCTTGAAATACCACATTCAGTATCAAGTCTGAGAGGTTTGGCGGGGCAACCATAGGGCTTCTTACGTTCATCTCTATCATTATCATAATCTCTTTTATATTCCTTTCTCATACATCCACATCTTTTAGGAGGCTGCTTACATACTTCACATTCTTCTCTTTCCTCGTGTTCTCTCCTTTCTTCTCTTACATATTCTCTTAATTCGTGGGCACCGTGCTTCATTTCATGGAGTGCCCACGAAAGAAACATATATACTGGAATAACTGCTAGAATTATCCAATTGACTATTTCATATCCATTTTGACAAAGTGCAAAAAAGAGAGCCGTAGTTATACCACCTAAAAATAAATGTGGAATTATCCGATACGATCTTAAAAATAATATATCTGATAGAATAAGACCAGTTGTAAACGCAGCCATAAGAAGTCCAGATGAACACAGCGCCATTCTAACTAGTCTACAGCTTTTTTACCTTGTTAAGAACTGGGTAATACCGACCAATTGCATCGCCTACCTCACCATTGTCATTCACGTATACCGTATTCTCGGTATCCTTGAAATACATTACACCCTTGTAAAGCCACTCTTCAACCTCAACACCTTCCTCTTCCTCCTCAACTTCAACCTCTTCCTCCTCGACTTCCTCCTCCTCGACTTCCTCCTCCTCGACTTCCTCCTCGACTTCCTCCTCAACTTCAACCTCATTTGTCTCATCTGCATCAATCTCTGATTGATCAACCTCCTCGTAATCAGAAGATGGAATAATATCCGCACCTACATTCTGAAGATCTAAACTAGTGGCACTTGGCTGAATCGAGGGAATTGTATGAGCCGTATCAATTGCCGAAGTTGCTAGTTTCTGAGAAACAAGGAAGTTCAGAATAGAGGATGTCGTCTTACTAAGCCCCTGAATCATATCGCGGAGATCCTTGATTTCATTGGACTGATTATTTACCGTGGAGCTCATCTTGTCCTCCACGACCTGAATGACTTCATCCGCAAACTTAAGAAGAGTCTCATTTACGTCGGCCTGTGCTGTCTTCAATGCACGGTACATTTGTGATAGCTACGTTTATTAAAACAGGCTTGTCAATTTTTATGCATAGGGTTATGATCGCACTTTCACGTGTAAATTCATCACCGCATCAAGAGTACTTTCCTTATCCTTCAAGGGCTTCGACCGCTTCAAGCGTAGACCAGACTCCATTGGCTTCACAATATCGAGACCTGCACCCGTAGCGGTCGTATTACGCAAGGATGTCTCATAGAAATCAATGGGCTTCGTATCGAGCGTTGCAAGAATACTAATGACAGGTGGAAGATGAGCATCAATACGTAGTTCCTTCTTTTCAATAATACTACGATATTGCTGGTGACTTAGAACACCGCCAAAAAACGTCAGACTCTCTCTGGGAGGCGCAGGGTGAATGGACGCAATTTGCGAATACATTCTGTGAAGAAGCGCCTGTCTTTCCCAGCGAACCTGTGGGTCAATATGCTCATTCAGCAAATATGAAAGACTGCAGGATAGAGTGCAGAAATTACCATATACAGTATACATACCACACTCCTCCTGAGTCGGCAGAACAACCGGTCGTCCCTCAAATCCACCCGCGCACCAGAAGCAGGCCGCAGATGTATTCTGGGGAAGTGATTGTGTCTGATTGGCCTCCTTGTATTCAATCATCACATCAATTGTGCGAAAGGCCTTCAAGGTTGGTTCCTCTTGAACAGTTGTCGCAATAGCTGGTTTTTGAATCTCCTTAACTGACTCACTAATCGCCTCAGGAAAGTCCTCCTTTTCAGCGACCTTCAATTCATCGATTCCTCCTAGAATTTCAGAATTACTCAAGAACATATCGTCGGCAAAGGCATCATATGGCTGTGGAACTGCGGGTGGGCGAGGGTCATATACAAGAGGTCCATCCTGAAACTGAACTTCTGTGCTACGAAAGGGAAAATGTGCAATGAGAGGGCGGCGAGGCTCAGGTGTAAAGGTTCCCTGTATATTTCCCTCTGAGGAAACCACCGCTACAATGGGAACAACCTTTGACTTTGCTACACGTTTGCTTGGAGCCTTGGGTATAGCCGTCTTAGCCTTTGGCATTCTTCTAGTATGAGATTGGACCATTAGGGTTTAGGTCATTTTGTATAAAAGGCACTTAATGGTATAGATAAGAATAGTTAAGAGAATGGTGGATAAGCTAGATAAATCTTCCCGTGTCGAGCGATGTATAAATGCAATGATTCAATCTCCAGAAACCTTTCAGCATTGCATTTTCGTAGGGCCACCAGGATGTGGAAAGACGACGGCCGCTTGGAGCATTGTTCATCAGTTTTACAAGACATCCTTGGAGCGTGTTGGACGTGCCTTATTTTTAAATGCAAGTGACGAAAGAAGTCTAGAAGCTATTCGCTCAAAGGTATATCCATTTACGGAATCGGCGGCCACGGGACTCTTTGGATTTACGGATAAGCCAAAGATTATTATTTTTGATGAGGTGGAAACCTTGACCGAACCTGCCCAACTTGCTCTTAGACCTTTGCTCGAGAAACCTACGAGTGAGGTCATTGTTTTTTTCTTGTGCAATTCTCTTTGTAAGATTCACGCCTCTTTAAGAACACGTTTTTGTGTTCTAAGATTTGATCCTCTTCCAGAGATAGTTTTATCGAGTCGCCTTTTAACGATTGCGCCTTTAACAAAGCCACCAGGACGTTATGATGTACGTCTAAGACGTAGTGATTTACGATATTTCTTATTGAACCCCCAGGATTCCCAGGGTGGTACAGAATTCGTTTGCAAACTTTTGACGATGCATCCTTCTGAAAGAAGAGCTTATTGGAAAATCTGTTATCAAGAGATGTCTTTACAAGCCTTTGGGTGTCATATGCTAAGTTTATCCTTGATTACGAATACGGGGTTTTCTAAATGGTCCAACTGGATTGAAGTCTGTGACCCGAATGTCTCTGTTTGGATAACAGATGAATCTGCAATCGATGAAATGGAAAAAATGTGGCTGGATTTCATAACGGCACCTTAAAAAATGAAACCTGGTTGTTTAGGTATGAAGGTATAACAAAATGGCATCTCCATTGACAATGAGCCCACTGAGAATCTCAACGATGGTTACAACGTGCCACGCAGGAACTGGGATTCGCCTTCGTAACCTCTTTGAGAACTTTGGGAAGTGGGCAATTCCCTTTGGATACCCTGGCGAGGGATTCTTGAAGATGGAGTATGAGACGAAGGTCGTTGGCTCTTCAACGCGTGATGTTCTTACTAAGCGCAAGGTGACCGAGAAGACCTTCTTCAATCAGGCAACTCTAGTGATTCGCAAGGCACGTTCGACGGGTGGCTGGAAAGAGGTAAATATTAAGATGTTTGCAAACGGCGGAATTCAAATGACGGGGGTACCGACATCTGAGTTCAGTCAGGAAGCCATTAACTTTGTGATTAAGGAGATTATGGATAAGGACCCAACGGTATTCATAGGAACTCCTGGTATGACCAAGTTCCGTATTCAACTCATTAACAGCGATTACAGTATCAACAGACAGATTTACCAGGAAAAACTCCATAAGGTTCTGAGCAACGTGTATAATCTGTTCTCATCCCACGAGAGTACGATTTACCAGGGTGTCAATACCAAGTATTATTACAACAAGAAGGGGAACCCCTTGCGCCCTGGAATTTGTGAGTGCAAGACACCTTGCACAGGTCAGGGACTTGGAGATGGCGAGGGTCAGTGCAAACGCATTACGATTAGTCCATTCAGTTCCGGCAAGATTATTATTACGGGTGCAAGAGAGATGGACCAAATTAACGAGGCCTATGAGTTCTTCAATGAGATTCTAAAGACGCACCAATCTGAGATTCTATTTACGCCGACTAACGCGTAAAACATCCTAGAGGCTTTTCCAATTCTACGGCAGACAATGTCAGCACCTTCTGCCCCTAGCGCTGCTGCCCCAGTTGTATTGGCTGAGAAGCTTCCGTCACCCACAACCCTTGTAAGCGCTGCAAAGCTTGCCATCCAGAAGGATATGTCCATCCAGCTTGATTATTTCGTGGATTCTGCGGACGGCAAGGCTTTTTTGGGTGAGGATGCCCAGACGAGTGAGAAGATGCTCGTGAAGAACTCTGAGGAGTACACATCCTTGATCCAGAAGATTTACAAGGCGGGCGAGGACTTCATTATTATGACGGAGAACTCCATTTACATTGTCAGTGGAAAGATACAGAAGCGCAAGATCCAGGCCTCTACGCTGAAGAATGATGTTGTTGAGCTATAAACTAGAAAAATTGATTTAATTCATTATTTTGTATAGTATACAATACAATGACTTCAAGAATGAGATTATCAGATACAGCTCGTTACAATCTTAGCCCTGTCGTTCTTTATCAAGATATTCATTCTGAGACACCACCTAGTAAAATGGGTCAATTCTTTATACACATTCGGCTAAAGGAATATGTAATGGCATTCATTCGTAATCCAAAAAGAAAGGATACAGATTACAAGGACATTCTAAACTCAATCAACGCGTGGAATCAAAAGGAAGATATACGTCGTAGAGACGTAATTAACTATTATAAGGCCCAGCCAACACCACACCTTCGCCTTGGCTGGGAACGCGTTGAGAATGCAACCGATATTTGGTATCTCAGTCCAAGTGGAGTAAAGTTCTGGCACGAGGCGCCACGTAGTGCTATTCTAAACAGACCACTACGTCTTATGCATCCTAGTGTGAATTAACGAGCGAGCAACTAGTAAATTTGAAGCCATTTTTTACACTTGAATCGCACATACAATGATTCTTGGTGTTCTAGGTGCAAGAAATGCCATTTCCAAACAAATTATGCAAGATGAGATTCTTAATCCCATCTTGGATGATTTGAAAACCAGGCCTACTAAACTCTTACTGCCTGCTGAGCCACTTTCCAGTACCTACATTGAATGCTGGGCATCAAGGCAAGATATTCCAGTTGAACTAATTAAGTCTGATTGGGCGACGGATGGTCGGAAGGCTGGAGTCATTCGCGATTACCGGATTGAGAAGGAGTCCACGGCGCTTTTAATCTTTGAGGGCCCTAAGAGCCGATATTATCTGGATTTGGCTGAGCGTATTGCGAAGAAGAATGTATCTAGATCATATCCTGTATATGTTGTCAATGCAAACTCTGTATCACCTGTTCTACTGGAAGTAGATCAGGTGCAACAGTATAGTGTTTCAGAAAAGGATGAAAAGGATATTCTAACGTTGCCGAAGTTATGGTCTAAGAATACGCAGAAATGCCTAATCCTTGATGATTAAGCCTTCAATCCGCGATTGCAGACTAGGAAAAGGAACCACGTATTTGTGAACCCGAGAGCGCCACTGAGAATCATAATTACGAATGATGACATCGCGATTTTTTTAGACATAAGAACTAAAACAATTCCGGCAACGGCAAAGAAGGCATTTACGAGGGCAAGCGCGTAAAACCACGTGCAGACAGTTGTATTTGAAATCTGCTTAGACCAATTGGGTTCGGATGGCATTTATACTTTACCCTAGATTTTTTCGTTGTTATCTATAGAACAATGGC